AGAAGCCCCACAAGCATTATGTGTACTTGTGGGGCTTAGAACCTGAATGGTTGAGGAAGGTTAGCAGGTGACTATATTACCGATAGGCTATCCTAGAATATCGTTTACGATGTACTGGACGATGGCATATTCGTTTCCCAGAGCTTCCTTACGTGCCGATCCATTGCCGTATTTGCCTTTGATAACGTCGTTGGCCTTTGCGTATAGATTATTTACCTTTGCCTGCACAGCCTCATAATTAGAGCCGAGGGCTTCCTTGCGTGGGATGCCTGTGCCATATTTGCCTTTGATAGTATCCGTCGCAAGCTGTAACACGTCTACAGTTGCCGTGCTGTCAGTGTCATTGCCTGATGGATTTGCATATTCAGCCCACTGTGCAGCGGTGATATATGCCTTGTTTAAGTCAAGATAATTACCATAGCCAGGCAGTTTGCCACAAGAGCTGTATTGCCGGATGGTGCAGGTGTAGGCATTCTCATTCCAGGGATCATTCTGATAGCCTGTTGCCCTTTCGTTGGCATACTGTGCCACCCATGTACCACAGTTTAGCTCCCTGGCTATATCCCATGGGAACGAACTTGCAGACGCATAGATAAGGGGCTGAATGTTTGTCTTGTCAATGATGGCAGACACAAGGAGGCGCAGATAGGACAAATTGCCCCATTGCCTGTTTTGATCCCTTTCCCAATCGACGGCAAGTATGCCATTGCCAATGTAGCCCTTGCAGGCTTCCACAAAGTGCGTGGCCTCTGCCTCAGCGTTCGAGCCGTTTACATAGTGGTATACGCCCCACGGCTTGCCGAGACGTATGGCTTTTTGCACAAACGTGTCACAGTACCTGTCTACGAACGTCGTTCCCTGGGTGGCCTTGCATATCATGAAGTCGAAAGGTACGTTGTCAAGATCAATACCCTTCTGCCAATTGCTAATGTCAATGCCGTTCATGTCTGTCTCTTCCCTTCGCATTGTTAAGTTCACGATCCGTTACAGCAAGTTGCAGGATTTTCGCATAGCTGAGGGCTTTCGAGCAATCTAGCTCCTTATCTTTGGCTTGTTCTCTCCATGCATACTTGATGATGTTGCCTTTAAGAAAACCTATATATTCTTCTGTGGTAAGCATTGCCTTAATTGCATCAATACAGGTAATATGGCTACCATCCTTGTCACTGTACGTTGGATTTGTCATCGTCATTGCTAGAGTCCTTTTTCTTGTTGCTCTTATCTAAGAACTTCAAATCAATATTTGGATTCATGGCCTGTATGCTTTCAGCAATGCTTATACTCTCACAGCTGATAATCATAGTAGTGCAAAGGGCAGTAACGGGAACGGCGTATCCTAGCATTTCGTTCACATGACCTATTCCCTGGGCAATATCAATGATGTTGCATAGCAGCATAGCCCCGATGAAACCCATCTTGTGCATTATCCCCTGTCGCGCTATAGCGCTGGATAGTTCATGATTAACGGCAGCGCGTGTTGTGCCCAGCATTACGTCAAGCGTGATGAACATGAGTACGAGTACCCACAAGGCCTCATCCGTCGGTATTGATGTTAGCCACTTTGTGATCTGATCTAACATGGGTTGACTTCCTTTCTCTGATGACTTGTACTGAGCTAGAGTCGATGACCATAGCCCCATTGATTTTAGCAGCTTTCAGGGTACCGTCTGAGCACATTCGGGACACGTACATCCGTGATACCCCTAAGTACTTGGCAGTTTCGCTAAGTGTCATAGTATTACGGTGACGGAATATATTTGCCGAAATCTTATAGGTGTCGCTCATCTGGTCATAGGGGAGTGTGATTGTGCCGTCAAATGGTGTGGAAATAACGAGGCTATTGTCTTGCATATGGGCAGCGTGGACCTCAAGCCCTGTAAATGGGTCCGTGATGACGATACGATTCATCTTGCATCCTTTTCTAGTGGTTGATACACTATAAACATTGTACAACGAAAGGAGACAAGGTGGCAAGCAAGAGTAAGGGCAAGTCCAGGCAACCACGTGCCAAACGTCAATCAGACGATGTGTACAACGCACGCAGACGCTACCGCAGGCAAGCAGAACGTTATCAGAAGAAAGCCCAATCCGTCACGGGCCTGGAGCGGGCACGTTATGAGGCGCAGGCACGGGAAGCCATATCAAAGGCAATGGCAACCTATGGGGTCAAGAGCAAGCCACAAGGACAGGTCGCACGCATTGCGGCAGAGCTAGGGGTCACAGAGAACACTCGTGCTATTTCGACCTTTGCAAAGGGCTTTCAAGCTGGCATGCATAAGGCTACCCAAAAGCAGATAACGAACCTCATACAGCAGTCTTTCGCAACCCTTGCAGGTAGGGAAACGCAATCACGCGATATGATGGCTAAGTCAATCTTGTCTGTTGGAAATGTAGGTTCACGTTTCTATGGAGGTCTTGTTGAGATATGGGGGCAGGATGAGGAAAGCCGTAAGCATCCCAATAAGGCCATACTCGATTATTTTGGTGTAAATAGCCTGATGGATGTGTTGGAGCAGCTGGAAGATAATGGCATTGATCTGTATACCCCCACAGTCAATGATGACGTATATGTAAGCGCACAGTTAAAGCTACAGCAATATGTCCTCACTCACCGATCGGCCTAAACCCTATCTTATTGTGGGTGCATATGATTCTGAGACGGCTAACTTAGTGCAGGGAACAAGTAAGAGCGCCTATCCAATCTTGCATCAGTTAGGTTTGATAGATGTTCCCATAAACACGATTACGAAAGATAACGTGGAGCAGGAATGTAGACTCTACATGTATCGTCATACGGTGGAGCTTTATGCTGCGTTGGAACGCATGGCTAGTGCGGTGCTTCCCTATGTGCCCGTCGTGTGTTGTCATAATCTCTCATTTGACATGTATGGCATTGCCCCATGGCTGGCAGAGCATGACGTGAGCGTGCTTGCCAAATCGCAGCGCAAACCTATCAGCTTCACCATTCTCGATGAGGAGAAGAACCCACGTCTAGTCATATGGGATACATTGGTCTTCGCTCAAAAGAGCCTGGCCTACATGGGCGAGGAATGCGGATACCGAAAGCTAAAAGGGGATTGGGACTATGATTTGGTGCGCACGCCGAATACGCCAATAACCGAGCAAGAAAGGGAATATGCGGCACATGACATATACGTGCTGTTAGCATGGTTGGGCTATTGGTGTAGGCTTAACCCTGACATTAACCCCGTTGATTTGGGCTTGCGGGTCGTGTCTAAGACAGGTGTCGTGCGCAGGCGTAGGGTTAACCGCTTCTCTAAGGTTAAGGGTAACGAGCAACGCAGGAACGTAGGTCAATGGTGGAGCTTCATTAACGTACAGAACATGTTCTCAACAGATGAGGAGCTATATACCTGCAACGCTGCCACACGTGGGGGCTTTACCTTTTGCGCAAGGAACAATGCAGGTCGTGTGTTCGATTTTGCACCTGATGAGGAGTTGGCAGTCTATGGGTTCGACGCAACAAGCCAACATCCCTCACAAATGGTCTCACATCGTTACCCTGTGCGTTTCAAGCAGGCTACGGTGGAAAACCTTACGCTGGCCTTTCAGAACGTGGCAATGCACACCCTAGCTGACGTGCTAGGTCACTATGAAAAGCCCTTCGGGGTAGCGTTCTATGGAGCCTTTGAGTTCGCTAACCTACGATTGAAGCCAAATACAGTGTTTTCTTGTAATGGTATAGCGCCCCTGGCGTGGGCACGTTGCAAGACGTATGTACCAAATGAGACGATAGCGGAAGAGAATCAGCAGGGAGAGGAGTTCCGTACGCACGCAGCAAGCCTTGGATATAAGGATATGGTAGAGAACCCAACCTATGCCTTTGGGAAGCTGGAGAGTGCGAGCAGGGCTACGCTCTATATAACAGAGCTTACCGCGTGGGAGATCTCGCAGGCATATGACTATGATAGCGTGAGGGGTATCAGGGGCTATATGACCCTTTCCTTTGATAAGCCTAGTGACATGTGCCTTATATCGGTAATGCAGTTCTATGCGGCAAAGAACGCCTTCAAGCACGCGCGGGAATGGTACTATGCCAACAAGCAAATTGACAATGCGAAAGAGCTCCTGAGTCTTGGAATCCCTGAGTTCGTTGTCTCGGGCATGGAAAGGCATACGATAGATGACTCAATAGTCGAAAGCACCTATCTCGGGCTTAAGGCAGACCTCAACGCACTGTTTGGTATAGAGGCATGCAACGAGTATCGGCGCGATACCATCCTGGCGAGCACAGGTATAGAGTATACGGGTGACTTTGGCGTGGCGAACGCGCCCAAGCAGCCAAAGGCATGGTATCAACTGGGTCAACGTATCGTAGGATGGTCTAGGATTGCTCAGATTATCGTTATGGAGCTCTGTAACCCCTATATCGAATCTGTCGTGAATGGTGATACGGATTCGGTTAAGCTCATTATTCGGGACACCAACATAGGGCATGTGCGTCATGCATTGGAGAGTATGAACAATGCCATAGACAAGGCAAAGGCCGACGTATGCAGCCGTGTTCGCAGGTGTTACCCAGCTCTTTACAACCCCTTGGAAGGCATAGGCCATTATGTGCCGGAATTCACCACGCTAAGGTTTTGTGCCGCATGGAACAAGGCCTATTGCATTGCCGAGGTAGATCCACGCGACAATATGGAACATATCAAGTTCACACTTGCAGGTGTGCCAAGCAAGCAGGTTAACAAGCTGGCAGACAGCCTATTCGCGCAGGGTTGGAGTTTTAGACGGATATGTGGCACATTCCTAGGCTACAACGTGACCTATGCCCACGATATCACAGGATTGAATGCTCGGGCCTTTCCTGAGTGGGGCTCCATGTTCGTGCAGGACGTGACTGATTATCAAGATAATACGTCAAAGGTAATGGAGCCACACGCATTATGCCTATATCCGATGGCTAAGACGGTGAACGATACGGGTAATACAGAGAATATGCAGAATATGCAATGGACCTTGCGTAACAACCCAGACACGAGCATAGAGCCTTGCATAGTCACATTGGATGGTATTACATGGATAAGGAGCATGACGGACGATGGCTGAGAGACGCTATTATAATTGGCAGGCGACCCTATCAAGACAGACTGGCAGGCAGGGAGAGTTTTGCGTAGTGATAGGAGCTAAGAACATTGGCAAGACCTTTGGATTGCGCAAGCAGTGTGTCAGTGACTTAATCAAGCGTGGTGACAGGTTTTGTGAGATATGTCGCACAAAAGATGAAATGAAGGTTGTTAAGGATGGCTATTTCGACAAACTACAAAGCACGGGGCTTTTTACGGAATATATATTTAAGGCGGTAGGGCAGGTAGGTTATATCGCCAAGGAGCCTCAGCGTAACCCTGAGACAGGCGAATATGCGGAAAAGCCTAACTACAAGCCCCTCTGCTATTTTGTGGCACTCACGGCTTTTCAGACAGAGAAGAAGCGTACCTATACCAACGTGAAGCGTTTCATATTCGATGAGGCAATCATAGATCGAAAGGACAAATACCATAGGTACCTAAAAAATGAGTTCCTAATTCTTGCCAATCTTTTGGATAGTGTCTCAAGACAGCAGCCAGGCGGTGACCAATACCGTGTTTACATCTTGGGCAATGCCTGTGATTTGACATGCCCATATATGCGCTACCTAGGTATCAACAAGATACCGAGTTTCGGCTATTCTTTTTGGCATAACAAGAGTGTCTTGTTGCATTACGTGGAGCCTTGGGACGCAGCTGACATGGAGGCGGAAACCTTAGTTGGCAGGATGTTACAAGGTACAACCGAAAGTGAGATGGTGTTCGGTAACATATTTCACATGGCAGATACGGGAGACATAGCAAAGAAGCCTGGCTCGGCACGTTTTGCCTATGCCATTCGCTACGGTGAGAATACTTATGCATTATGGATTGACTATGGGCAGGCATTGGCCTATATCACAAACAAAGCTCCTAAGGGCGCCACGACTCTGTTCGCACTTACGAAAAAGGACTCATCTATCGACTATCAGAGTGTGGAGCGGACAAGCCCCTATCTGCAAGCCCTCTCTCGTTTTTGGTATGCGGGACAGCTACGCTATGAGTCCCCGGTCATACGCGAGACTTTTTTAGCGGTACTTGAGTTTTTAGGGGTAAAGTAGTTGACATTGTAAATGAATAGGCTAGACTAATAAGCAGAAAGGAGGTAGCGGAAATGAAACGACGTGAACGTTGGATTTGGCAAGAACGTAAGGTCGATAGCCTTTGGGCACTTCATGTTACGGCACGTAAGGAACGACGCAGAATAAGGGCTGATTGCGAGCTTTACGCAGACTGGCTAAGCCCACCTAGCAAACTGTTCCGTATCATGGACGTATCCATAGCCAACCCGATAACGCTGATACGGAGTTGTATAAAAGTCTGCCGTGCTTATGACCACCCACTCAACGAGGGCGACATAGATCAAATTAGGAAGGAATTGCAAGAGCTACGGGAAAGTTTCAACTACTAAGGAGTAAAGACAATGACAGAAAACACCGAGCTCGCAGTAAACACCAGGACTGGCGAGATTACACCCATCACAATTCAGAATATCACCGGACAGCAGGCAGGGGCGATGATTACCAGCTTGGAGGCCAAACCAGGCGATCGTGCGGCAGCGGTTAAGATGTTCAACGCGATGAATAACCCCTCTGAGAAGGTTTCCTCTCACATCAACGAGGTTATTGAGGTTTCCGACTTCCTCATTGAGATGGCTAACATCGAGCAGCAGGACGCTTACGGTAACCCCACTGGTGAGATTGATACGGTTCCGCGCGTCGTGCTCATTTCCCCGGATGGCACTGCCTATCAGGCCGTCTCGAAAGGCATGGCGAACGTAGTGCGCAATTGCACCCAGAGTGCGGGACCTGCCCCATGGAATCCACCTGTTCAGCTCAAAATCAAGCAAGTTCCAGTTGGGCGTGGTAGCATGCTGACAGCTGACATGGTAGGATAAGGATAGGTGAAGCCGAGATGTACCCATATTAGTGTAGATTCGGGAATGCGGCCTGTGATGGGCACCGACACACACACTTAGTGCATGAGTAGTTTGGGGCAACTCGGACCTTTACCACAACCTTTGTAAGGCCACTTGTCCTAAATTGGATAAGTGGCCTTACCTCTACCTGCACAGAAAGGAAGAATAATGCGTCATCTGCTAGACAAGCTAGACAAACTGATCCAGGCAATCAAACGCCTATCAGCGGCAATGTAGGTGATAGGAATGCAGCATCTGCTAGACAAGCTACAAGAGCTGATAGACGCGATAAATGAGCTAATCACCAAGGCAGCTGCCAACAGGACGGTACGAGGCAATATACAGGTACAGCTTAACAGTATGCAAACGCAACTTAGCAATATGCAAACTCGGATTAATAATTTAAGTAACAGCCAATCTAACTACGTGACGATGAACACCTATAACCAGCTTGTAAATGCTCATAATTCACTTGTTCGGACTGTAGACAATTTAATCAATAGGGTTACGGCATTGGAGAAAAGAAGATAATCGAGACGAAAGGATAATACGAATGCTTAACTACAGCATGGCAAACTACTGTATGCTGATTTGGGACGATGAGCGCACAACCTTGGCTACGGCACTTAAGGCGCTACAAACGGAAGTATCAGACGATAAGCCGGCAGACCATATGACGGTAACTTTCAAGCCCTTCCATCTTGAAAATTGGACGTTGGACGAAAAGGCTAAGAAGGTACTTGAGGAAGCAGCCGAGATTAGGGGCGAACTCCAATATGAGGATTTACGTAATGACCAAATGCCGCATGGTAACGCAATCCAAGAGGCATTCGACACAATGCAGGCAGCGGCAAACTTCATTGCAGGCGCATTACCTGACAATGACGTGTCATGGCAAGACCTCTATGACAAGATCGTAAGGAAGAACATGGAGAGGGGCTATTACGATGAGTAGGAATCAGCCTGAACCAAACCCAAAACCTAGTACAACCCAGAATCAGAATACCGAACCACAAAACCAACAAACTACAAGTCAAAGTGATATAATCGATTCACAGGCCAGCGCAGTGGGTAGTACCGCAGAAGATACGCTAGAAGCATACAAAGCCCTTTTTACCCGGCAGCAAGCCGCGATTGAGGAGCAACGGAAACATAATGAGTCCCTGCAAGCCCAAATCGAAATACTAGTGAGGAATGGTGCGCATGTGGGAGATACTTACAATGGCATATCTAGTGACAGCTCTGCTGATAATGCTTCTGACGTGTCGATGGGTGAACAGACACTACAAGTAGACGAACCAAGAGAGCCATATGTAAGCCTTACCGAGCTTGGGCATAGTCTGGGCAAACGTGACTATAGGTCACACAATATAAATCGATGTTCGTAAGGTTTCCCAATTAAGAAAGGCAGGCTATTTTTTATGGCAGTCCTCAACAACACTATTCTCACAAACGCATGGATTGAGGGTTCCAACGACTTTCAACAGCGTATTCCAAACCCGTCTATCTCTGGCTATGCTGCTACGGTTAACGCACTTTTCGATCCTTATAACGGGCAGTTCATGAATGAGTTCGCCAACATGCTAATCGGGATGATGGGTTCTTACGTGGAGGATAAGCTTTTTGAAAATCCACTTCGTGAGCTCAAGAAGCCGGCAGCCGAGTTTGGTAGCACAGAGCGCCACGTTGCAGTCAAATATCTGAAGGCACATGCACCCAAGGTTGATGACGAAACACTCTTGAAGCTGGAAAAGCCCGAATTTGCGGAATGGTTCTATTCCGTCAACAATCACAGGCGTTATGACTTCTCCTGGAGTCGTTATGATCTCATGCGCGTGTTCGGACAAGGTGACTCCTATGCAGCTGATAATCTACTTACAGCCACACTTGACCAGCAGCGCAGTTCTGATAACTATGATGAAATGAACAGCATGCTTCAGGTATTCGGCATAGCAGCATCCAAATATGATCTCTACAAGCATCAAATCAGCGCAGCTCCCAATACTAAGGAGCGTGGACAGGAGCTTTTGGTTGCCATTCGTGAAAATGCCGGCATGATGCAATTCCCAAGTGTTCGATACAATCATATCGACGTACCCGTATTTGAAACGCCCAAAACCCTCATTCTGTGGTGTACCCCACTTGTGGATGCACAGCTGGATGTGCTTGCTCTTGCAGAGCTCTTTCACGTTGATCGCGCCGAGGTAAGTTTCCGAAAGATTATCATTCCCGAGTTTCCCATCCCCAATGTGTACGCAGCTCTCACGTCTGAGGATTTCATCTATGCGCGTGACTTCTGGTACGGCATAGAGCCACCTTTCTACAACCCGGCGCAGCGTACCTATAAGTATTATCTATACCATGATCAGATGATAGCCATGAATCCAGCTGCAAATTGTGTTCTGTACACAACAGATAAGGGAACTGACACGAATACTATTACCGTCTCCACTACGGGTATAGAATTTAGTAAGACAACAGGTGACGTTGAGCTCGGGGGCACTCTTGACATCGGGCAATATATGCACCTTAAGGGCAAAGTCACTCCATCCGGCACACCTATTCGCGTGGAGCCGAATACAGCTACTTATGTGGTTACGGCTAATCGCGCGAGTGGTGGTTCCACAATAGGCGTTAAGCTTAACAACCAAACGTACGTTGACTACGGTGGTGTTCTCCATGTGCAGAAGAGAGGCGAATTGAAGACAGGTGACACGCTTACCATCACCGCAACCACGGCTTATGCCAACCCGTCTAGTAACGACAAGACAGATTACACCGCTACCTTTACCGCTACCGTCGTGGCAGCTACCGAGAAGGGAGCTAAGGAGTCTTTCGTTTCCAAAAATTCAAATCTTGTTTACACGGATGCAGGTAATGAGGTAAGCTATACGCCAAACAAGTAGCAAATTTCTTTGCCACCTGTACCCCTTCCGGTTAAGCCTCGTACGCCTCAAGTGTGCGAGGCTTTTCCGTTATATACTTTGTAAAGGGTCACAATCTTAGGAGCACAATGCCTGAATTCAAACATTTGGGAAAAAGCGGATTCCCACACGCAGACAACATGAATGTTTACAAGTACGACAATCAATTTAACTACTCACGCTATGACTACAATCAGATGAGAATAACCATATGCTCTGTACCTTGGGATTTAGGAGAGGCGCATATAGGCAACCGCTCAATTGACGGTGTGGGAAACGTCGTCTATTTTGGCAGCAGGCAAGCCAGGGACAATTGGTTTGACTCCATTCCTGATAAGGATTGTTTTAGGTGGGAGACAAAGTACAAGGAGCTTCACAGAGATAACCACATTGCCGTTCCGTTGCCTTTCGACGTGGCAGCACGCTACAACTACATGTTCGTCCAATATCACCTTTTCGCCAATGACAATAATCTGATCCAATATGAGGATACGAACGGCATTATCAGTTGGTGTTATTTTGTACGCAACGTGGAGTTCCTAAGCCCCAACACGTCAAGACTGGAGTTGATGGACGACACATGGCAAACGTTCATCTATGATGTGGACGTTACCGGAATGATCTTGGAGCGTGGGCATGCGCCCATGTACGCAATTGACGCGGACACCTACCTAGCCAACCCCCAGGCACACACTAAGTACCTGCTTGCCAAAGACGTGAACTTCGGTGAGCTGCATAAGGTGACTCACACAAAGGCAGTGAGCCTGAACAATACAAATATCTATGCCTGTGTCGTGACAAGTGGGCACGTATCGGAAGATTGGGGCACAAAGGACAAGGATAGCTGGCATACTCCAACCCCCGCATATGCGAACGTGACAGGCGTGCCCAACTTCTGCGTCATGGCTATGCCGGCCGCAAGTCTCAACACCTTACTTGAGACTGCAAAGGCCACGTGCCCGCAGTTCATGCAGACGGTACAAGCTGTGTTCTTCATGGAGGCAGCCTACCTGAACCTAGGTAGTTCCTTTGCATTTTGCGGTGTGACCTGCAATAGGGTTATCAGCACGAACACCCAAACGAAAAATGTCATCAACCTTGCAAAGTCACAGTTCGGCTATGAGTCCAAGTATGCGAACATCGCAAAGCTTTACACATGGCCTTATGCGGCACTGGAGATAACTGATGAGGCGGGTAACGCCACACAGGTACACATTGAGGAGACAACGGGCACTATCATGGCCACAGTCGCGGCACAAACGGTGTTTCCCTATGTGAATCTTGAGGCAATCCTATCAGGCATCGGCGGGGCTGGAAGTGTATCGGTGTCCTTTGCCAACATTAACGCACGCAGCTTTGACTTCTCGGGACGATGGTATCAACACCTCATGAGATGGGAAGTTCCTACCTTTGCCGTGCTCTTGCAGGCAAGCTCTCACTATGACTATGCAACGCATTTCGATCGCTTGCAGATGGGGAACGATCGCGAGACGAACAGGAACATTGGTACCCACAACGCGAAAGCTACCCAGGCTAACGATAACGCAAGCGCCACCACAGAACTGGCAAACACGAACGCAAGTGCCACGACGGCGCAGACTAACGCGGTCGCGAGCGCTAACACGACGCTTGCCAACGCGAGGGCAGGCGCAGGTTCGACAAAAGCCAATAGTGATGAGAGCGCGAACACCGCACGAACCAATGCCACCAACATTGCCAATGCGTCCTATACCGCAACCACTCAACAGAGTGAGGGCACTCACAACGCAACCTTGACTCAAAACGTAGCCTCTCAGACAGTGCAGAACAACAGCGCACAGAACATCATAGATAATGGCAACGCGCAGACCACGGCAAACACGACAATAAACACGAAAGCCAATCAAGCGTCTACCAGCGATTGTAACCTATCTAACAGCCTCTCGCAGGCGCTACAGGCATGGGATGCTGGATACAGCCGTGCCACGGTATGTGCAGACACAGACGCGGCATGGTATAGTGCCGGCGTCGCGGCAACGTCAAGTGTCGTGGGTGGGGCGGCAAATGGAGCCATCACAGGCTTTGGGACCGCAGGACCGCCTGGGGCAACAATCGGTGCTATCGGCGGACTTGTGTCGGGTGGCATTGGAGCCGCAACCACTGGTCTATCAACGGCAATAACGACAAACCTCGAAAGTAGAAAAACAGAGGCATCAATCTCAAACTCACAAAACAAGACAAGCGCCACTAACAATAACAACAGTGAGCGTACGAGCACTGCCAACAATGGGCGCACAGGGCAATGTGAAGCCACTAACACAATGATTGCCACAAGTGTGGCAAACACAGCTGCTACCTTGCGTTCCAACGCATCCACGACAAAGGAGGCAGCAGACAGCGCGGCAGACTCGATTCAGAACGCCACCAACAGCGCGGCAAGTACCATGCGAGACGCACAGATAACAGCTGCGAAAGCCATCTATGACACGACCACTGCCAACAACGTCCGTACCTATGACACAGCCACAGCCAATGCCGTCAACAGCAACGAGACAGCCAGGAACAACGCACAACGTAGTTATGACACTGCCACAGCCAACGCACAGCATGCCTATGACACTGAGGCTACCAACATAACGCGTATCTACGACACAAATATCGCCAATGTAACGGACACCTATGATAACTCGGGCAGACGAATTCAAAACCTTGTGAGGCAAGCTGCGCTAGATGCACCTCTGATCTACGGACATATAGACAATGCGAAGACGGCAACTACGTTGCCGCAAGCCATATTCGCGAACATAATTACCGAGCCTGACTATGCGATTGCCAACGCAGGTGATGAGTTCTTGCGCTATGGCTATTATCTTAACCAATGTTGGGACTTTGACGGTAATTGGTGCATTGGCAAGCACTTCACCTATTGGAAGCTTAAGGACTATTGGGTTAAGACAAATGCCATGCAAGACCAATATCAAGACGCCATAAGGTTCTTTCTCATGGGTGGTGTGACAGTATGGAGCAAGCCAGAAGAGATAGGAGCGGTGAGCATCTATGACAATTGAAGACACAACCAAAAAGAGGCGTCCTATTGACGATCTATTGAAAATAGATTCCTATGCAAAGATGACAGATGAGGAAATAGGCCGTGTGATTGAGTACAAGGCTGAAATCAAGGCCAGAGACGCAGCCTATGAAGCACGTCTGACGGCAATTAAAAAAGCTGGGGAGAATATGCTTGTCGAAACCACAAGGCAATATGAGGAGGCAAAGGCAACACAGAACGAACTCTTGAATATTTCCCTTGCACGTCTTAAGGCAACTATGGGAGATGAGAAATGAGCAGAAAGAAACAACGAGGACAGGAAGGAAGCCCTTACTACTGGCAGACAGACGAATATAACGCACTATGCTATCAGGTTAACTTAGATATGCTAGTTGCCATTGCCGTTAACCGTTTCCGTTGGGTGGGCCTACCCCAGACCTGTGACCCACGTTATCTGGAAATGCAGTTGCATAGGTCTGGGCTTGCGACCATTTGCCATGATGTGAACACACCCGACGTATGGCAAACCCTCATGGCAGCGCCACAAGGTGAATGGAATGACTACGGCATACCCGTCAAATGGGTTGCAAAGGGCATGAACCAGACACAATATGACGTGACGCCTGACACAGGCGAGCTTGTCTATTACTCACAGACACGGCTCAACCCCTGGGGCGCCATCATACAATACGCGACAAGGCTAACCCACCTTCAGCGCACGGGTGACGTTAATCTCATGCATCAGCAAAAGCCTGTCGTAATGGTTGCCCCTCAGGAAAAGAAGCTGGAGCTAATCCAGGTCTACAAACAGGCAGCGGGCTATGAACCTGTCATCTTGGGTGACCAGTCGATGCTACCGCTTAACGAGGGCAACGTATTCGCCCTCAATTTGGGCATCAAGTACATAGGAGATAAGCTAACTGAGCAATATCAGCAGGTCCTGAATCAATATCTGCTCTTTATGGGTGTTCCCCACGTCATGTTCGAGAAAAGCGAGCGCCTTATCACCGAGGAGGCACAGGCCGGAAACGCGACTAGTAATATCCTGCTCAAGAATTGCCTGGACAGCAGGCGTTGGGCACTGGAGAAGCTGGCAATGCTGGCTCCCTCCATGTTCGGTAATGCTGAAGTCTATCTGAATGACGATTGGGAGAGTTACACATATAATTATGTCAACAATCAAGCCCTAGTCGATGAGAATGGGGGTAGTGACAGTGGCGAGCAGTGACTATATGCCAATTGAGTACCCTAATTTCGGCAACACGAAGACACAGGTGAGCGAGACACTGGAATGGACTGGACGTGACCATTGGGACGCCATCTATACCATTCAGTTAGGGGAACTCATCGAGCATGGTATTTTTGATTGGTCAAGTCCCGAGCTGGATTGGTCTCACGTGGCCTACTCCCCTGAGCAATACAAGCGCGTGTGCGATTACTTCATAGAACGCTACCTATTCAGGGAGATAAGCATAGAGCCTTACCTAGAGTGGGCTTATATGCTGCACAGGAAACTGACCTATGAGCTAATGCCAAAATACAGGGGCATGTATGCCCTTCTGGATGATGGTTTCGACCTTGCACAGGATTCCAGTCTTGTGGCATCCGACAAGAGTGACACAAGCAGTAACGCGAGCGGCACAAACGACGATTACCACAAACGTCGCACTATTGGCAGCGACTACCCAGAAACCCTGCTTTCTGGCAATGCTGACTATATCAGCAACGGACAGGATGAGGAAGGCGAGAACGTGGGCGAGACTACCAGCAAGGGTACGGCGATTACCACAGGTTCTAGCAATCGTGTGACGCGTAAGAACCTACTGGACGCTTACCTAGACTACGAAGAGCGTTTCACAGCCATTGACAAGAGCCTAGTTGATAAACTTGAAAGCCTGTTCATTGGCCTATATACTGTGGGTATTGATGGGATGTGATGGCACATGGCAGACATTGACACTAGAGGACTAATACCACCGTTTTGGGGCTTTAGTGCCTTTACCCCGACCATTCCCAAGTTGTATTGGAACGTCAAGAGTCAAGAGCAGCGAATCCTTAACCTCTTTGACCTGCTTGACAAACTAATATGCTACTCAAATGAACTTGGAATCAGCATCCAAGCAAACACGGATGACATTGGGCAGTTGCGCAAGGACTTTGAGGCCCAAAAAAATGGGAAGTTTTGGGACTTCTATGAACAGCAGCTCACAAATTGGATTAAGACCAATATGAATGAGCTCATAAGACAAGCTCTGCTGCAATTCGTGTGGGTTACAATCAATGAACAGGGATATCTCGTTCTCCACATCCCGGATAGTTGGAATGACATTCAATTTGACTTTGGTTACACCTATGGGCAACAAGAATACGGACGAATAATATTACGCTATAACGTTGATCATTCTATATGAAGGAGAATCCTCTTATGTCAGTCACTCAAATCGTAGGTCCACGTGTCGTACCAATGTGGGCTGATCCTGTCGAATGGACTCCAACGAAGACTTATGACGCAAACACCTACGTTGCGCATCAGGGAAATAGCTATGCGAGCAGGCAGGCAGTTCCCATCGGTATTGACATAAAAAATGAATCCTATTGGGTCATGATGGCAAACTTCAATGCGCAGGCCCAATCATTGCAGACTACCATGAGGCAGACGATTGAGACTCATGAGAAGGAGGTAACAAAACAACTTAAGGACAACAGCACTGCCGTACAAAAGGTTGTTGATGACGTCAACACACAGGTCAACACAATCAAAGGCAGCGTTCAACAGATAAATACCATCGAGACGAACCTCTCTTCCGTCTATCCTAAGTCAGAGATAGTGGTCATTGGAGATAGCTGGGCGGCAAATTCCACATATACGCAATGGTGGAAGATCCTGGAAGCACGTTTTGGATTTAAGGTACATTGCTATGCGCAAGGTGGGTATGGTTACGTATCCGGTGGGGGATTCCTATCCCTTATCAACAACGGTGCCAATGACACGTCATATAATCATGCGGGAATACGCCTAGTCATCATGGAAGGAGGTTGTAATGACTATAGAGTAAGCACATCACCGTTATCAAAGATGCAAGACTGCATAGCTCGCTCACACAATGTTTGGCCTAATGCCCCTATAATGATGGTATCGAATGGTTGGCCATTTGGTAAGCTGGACAAGGCAACGCAACTCCCCGCAGAGCAGGCCTTAGCAAATATGCAGCTTACTAGAAACGCGCTAAAAACTCTCAACGTCACAAATGGGATACATGCGATCTGCCAGGATTGGATCCTACAGTGCGCCCAATCAGGTTTCTATGAAATGTCAGATACAAGCCCCTATAAATATCATCCCTTACAGGCAGGGCAGACATACTTCGCAACATTCATTGCCTCCCACATCATTGGAGGAAACGCGGCGTTTAATGGAAACAACACATTACCTGCCCCCACATTCACCGACAATAACAAGTCAATATTTGACATGTCAACTAACCGCGTATTTCAAGACACCACTGGAGCCAGCCTCATACTAAACTCACCTAACCTTATTACGGGTACCTACTATAGTCCTTATCCAACATATGGGATGACAGGTGGACCACAATATAACATTGGTGCCGTATCGACAACCTCACTTATCGCAGTCCCAAAGAACGAGTACAGCATCTCGGTTGTTAATACAAAGAAAACTGCTGAAGG